CCCCATTGGGGGGCCAAGACTGTGCCGAAATGGCATAGTGCCGAAAGGGGTTTCCTTTCGGGGTGTCCAATTTAACAATCACTTTTTGGAGGATCCAAAATGGCTTTAAGCAATGCCCTTCCGGTGTTCCGACATCGGGAGACCGATGATCGAACCCTGCATGAAGAGGAAGTTACGGTTTACCGTAGCTCTGGTCTCACTGAGTACCAGACCTATTCTGAAATGGTGGGAGTATCATCCTACATGGATGATTACGAAGTCCCGTCATTTCACGCAAGGAAAGCCGCAGGGCAGTTGTTCTTTAACCCGTGTACGAAAGTGGTAACTGATTATTCAGTTATGCCAGCTGTTGGTTCCATTGTGGGACCAACTGTTACTTTAACGGGAGCCTGGGTCGCTTTTGACGTTTGGGATGGTGATTTCCTTCCCATTCCGGACTTTGAAGACGAAGCAGCCTTATCAGCGAACGCTGCCTTTGCTAAGGTAACGTCTGCTGAACTGCTGTCCCTCGTGACAATCGCTGAGATCAAGGAGACCAAGGAGATGCTCTTGAACGTCATCCGACGTGCAGGAAAACTTCGTGTCACACTTGACAAGTGGAGACGGGCTGTAGCCAAATCTAAATTTAAAGCCTCAGGTGCTGCAGTTGACAGCGCAGCTGACCTTTGGCTTGAGATTAGGTACGGTTGGACCCCGTTGTATCACGAGATCAAGGCCATCGCAAATGTTTTAGATGGCCTCGAAGAAAAGGCGGCGCGGCAAACTTTTCGGAGTTTTTCACCGTTGAGTTATACTACGTCGTCGAGCAACACATACGTCAACGGAAATGACGGTATGGAGTGGACTAAGTCCCTCACATGTACCGGACATGTTTCGTCTGGCGTGTTGTGTGAGCCTCGTGTTAATGGGCGCCCGGATGTCTTAGGAATCACGAAGATCCCTGAAACATTATGGGAGTTGACCCGCCTGTCGTTTGCCATTGATTGGCTGTTCAATGTAGGTGATATTATTGCCTCTTGGACTCCCGATACTTATTGGCGAACTTCGGGTTCGTGGACTACAAGAAAGTTCACGAGTACTAGCCGAGCGTCAGGCCTATATAAAAGGTTTGACACATGGACCAGCACGCTTACCCCATACGTTCGTACTGAACAACGTACATCGTATTTTCGCTCACAGGGAGCGGAACGTGCAATTTCACCTATGGTTGCTTTCAGAATGAACTGGAGGCATTATATTGATGCCGTGGCACTTGGCCGTAAGCAATTTAAGACTGCTTTAGCTAAATGTTTTCGTGCAAAACCATCAAGGAGACACTATCATGTCACAACCTGACAGTATCACCGTTAACTATGATCCGGGTACAGGCGCCGTTGCCAAGACCTACAGTAGGTATGAAGCCAATTCTGGCCATACTATTTATACTGAAGACTCTGGACACACACTCGTCTCTAGAGACGAGTTGCGTTTGTACCGGACCCCGGCTAAGAAAAATGGAAACTTTCTCGGTATGGCGAAGTCTGCTGCGAAGATTACCATTGATGTTCCTGCGACAGATGCAGAAGGTAATGATGTCGTCGTTCCCCTCATTGTTGAGGTTAGCGCTTCCATCTATCCTTCTGTCGACCTTGCGCTGGTTACTGATGCGGTGGCTCGAGCCGCCGCTTTCGCAACTAGCGCTGAAGGTACTGACCTGGTACAGAAACTGGAAATCTAACAGCGGTTAAAACTTTACACCTTTTAACCATTTAGGAGGACTTATGAAACGTAAGCCCGTAAAACCTAAGATGGTCAGGCTTCCAAAAGATTTTCATTGGAAGGTGCTAAATGCACATTTGCAGGATGTTGAAACCCTGCTTCCTGATCAGGTGGTGAAAGAACTTCGCCATCTAGTTGCCCAGCGAGATGTCGCTGGGTACCTTGAATTCTGCGACAATGTCATCTCCTTACAGAAATACAAGTATAAAGAGATGGATATCGCCTCGCTGCGCGCACTGCGTAGTTTGGCGATGTTGCAGAAACTTCCATTTTCCTCATCGGATGATCTCGATGACCCTGCCTATGAGAAATTCTTCTGGGCAGATAATCGATGCACAAGGATGAACCTCAACCGTTTTCCTCAAGGTTGTATCAATGAGGAACTGTTTGAGGGTCCCGTCTTTGAGCACGCTCGCACCTTTTGTCATATGGTGCTAGACGTGCCTGCGAATCCGTTGATGTTGGGAAGACATGGACCCGGTAGTAACCTGTCAACAGTAAAGCAGCGGACGAGTACTTTTGACAAGTACCAGCCGCCACTGACTGTTACAGCTGCTGCCGCCCCGTTACTGCGGGCGACAATCATGTCTGATCAGAGGTGGTTCCGAGCTTTGCTCGCGCACCATTTTCGTGATCCGAGAATAAATCTTATGGGATACAGCCCGAAAGGGCACAATTCCATCCTACGTTATTTTCACGTAGGTCTCACGGATCAGGACAGAGAATCCTTCTGGGATAATATCCTTGAAGTTGTCACCCACAATCGCATCGCGACAGTCCCTAAGAACGCACGTACCAACAGGATGATTGCAATCGAACCTGCTGGTAACGTGTACTTGCAACTGGGCGTTGACGCTATAATACGCCAACGTCTAAAACGGTTCTCGATCGATCTTGATCGGGGCCAAAATAAAAATAGGTCATTGGCACAACTTGGATCAGTAAATGATTCCAATGTAACCATCGATTTATCAGCTGCGAGTGATACCATTTCTTTGGCGGTGGTAAAATACCTCCTTCCAAATAATTGGTACAGTTTACTGTTGAAACTGCGCTCTCCATTCGGTGAATGGAATACAGGGCGCTGTGAATACGATAGACTGAGTTCTATGGGTAACGGTTATACCTTCGTAATTGAATCTCTAGTGTTCGCATCAATCCTTTATGGAGTGATCAAAGCACAAGGGGACCGTTGGAATGAAAACACAAGTGAACTAGCTATCTACGGGGACGATATCATATGTCCTCGAAAGTATGCTAATGATCTTATGTTTTGCCTTAGACGAGCCGGCTTTGTTGTAAATGCCGACAAGTCCTTCCAACAGGGGTTTATCCGAGAAAGTTGCGGCGGAGATTACTATAAAGGTATGGATATCAGACCTATCTACATTAGTAGATTGATAAACACCGAGCATGAGGCTTTGATTGTACATAACCTCATATTCCGGTGGTTTGATACCCATATGTCAAAACACTTTCCCCGAAGACATTTGGGGTCATTGTTTGATAAGTATCTCCGAAACACGGACATTGGACCTGTAGATGCAGACTGTGTAACAAAATGGCGCTTCTCCTATAATGCGGAGCCGATATACAATTCGGCTATGCAGATGTGGGGTTACGTCATTAATTGTTATGAGCAAAAGCGACGTCCTTTTAGGGCGCCGTATTGGCTCAGAGCATGTTACCAGGGTCTATGTAATACCTTAAGTCATAGGCCACCTCCTTCGTATGATTTTGTAAAAGTCAAGCGAATTGAGGAAGGTTCAAACCCGTATGCGTTAATAGGGAGAAATTCCCCTATTCAGCAGTACAGGAAAACGCGGTTTGTCCCCGCGTAACCTCTAAACTCTCGGCGAGCCCCTCGTGGGCTCGTCGTGACTTTTTCCATTAAATTGGACGGTGTGGATGCTGA